GTTTGATGGAACTCATTTCGACTCCTTTTAGAGCAAGCCTTTTGGCAAACTCTATTTGGGAATTCTTTGAGTCGCCTATAACTGATTTCTTAAGATTTATTCGAATATCGAATATCTCTTCAATCAGGTATTGGTACTCACCGGCTACCTCCTTATTGAAAATTACCACATCATCACCAAGTAACCTATAATCTTTGAAGAAACGTGGAGGAAATCCTCTACGTCTTCGACATCGGTAATAAGCATACTGAATGATATCGTGGTGCCACAGTGCGAAAGAAGGGAACGAAGATAGTAAGCCTAAAGGCTGTCCTACCTTCCATCTCAACTTTCTACCTGTGGCTTTCACTAAGAAGGCCCGATCCGTCATTACTGAAAGCCATGCATCACCTAACTCTTTATCTCCTAACAGCTCTAATCTATATTTCTGCATTTCTGCAGGAATTCGATCTGATGCTGCTGAGAGATCAAAGCAATAGGTACATTTACCATATGCTTCCTTTATAAGGGATTGAAACCCCTTATTTTGGTTAGCAGTGGCATCTGTACTTATTGATCTTAGGGTGTTATACAGAGAAATCTGTAAAACCTTTAACGATGTTTGACTCCAGTAATCAGCTATGGCGAAAACCCTTGTTTTACCAGCTGGTTCAGGAATAAATCCTAAACGGCCAGTAATCCATTGGTTCTCTCCATCCACAGTCCTTGCCATGTTTTCCATCCACTTTGTGATCCAACTTTGCTGTAGAGCATTGTTTAATCTCTTAATGGATGAATACAAAACAGGGTCTGAGGTGACAGCTTTTGCGTCAAGATGTGCACTACTAACAGCAGGTCCATTTGGACCTTTTGCTAAAGTGGTAAACACCTTTGGCTCATAGCTATCAAGTTTGTGTAAAGAACCTAAGTACCACGGGTATCTTTGAACGAATTTTGTTAACCATTGTTTAAAATCCTCAGTTGTTTCTTGGTAGGAATCGCCCTTGCGGGCCTCCTCCTCGATAGACTTAGGATGATAATCAACAGGTAACTTTATAAGTTCATATGATCTCGCGATAGTTAGGGCAATTCGTTGGGAAGTCCTATCCCCTTTGATGAGTGACCTTAAAGGCCACAGGGGTCTAGGGTATCCTTCTGAATCGATTTTACACCACGGAATAGGTTGTGCAGGAAGTTCTAAGATAATGTTACGTAAAAATAAGTAACATTCCTTATAACGTTCAAGTGTGTAATGTGATCCATTCTGCCTAACGGCATCGTGGATTCCTGTTTCATATTTGGACCAAAGCGTATTAACCTTAACTAAAGACTCGTCCATCAAACCTAGAGAAGCAATAAAAGCTAATCTATTTTTGTTTGGTCTTGTCATATTAGTTATGAGT